GGGGGCGTTCTGTGAGGGCACCCCGGGCGCTTTATGGTCTGTTGCCAGGCCGGCGCTGTAATGGAGAGGGGGAGGGCTGGGTTCCTTCTACGGCGGCGACGATGCGCTCCAAGCGAACTCTCCGTGGTGTTCATGCGCGGCCTTCAGGTAGGCATCGCGCGCGTCTTCCTCGTTGGCGAAAATGCCGAGGTAGTGGAAACAGCCTTCGTATCTGATGTGGGCTGTCCATTTGCCAGAGGCTTTATGCAAATGAACTCCCTTGTATTGGGATGATGTGCCTTGGCGTTTTGGCGTGTTGCGGAGGTTCTGGCTGTGGGTAGCTTCGCGCAGGTTCTGCCAACGATTATCTGCTGGCATGCCGTTGCGGTGGTCGACCTCGTGCTCGGGCCATTGCCCCGTCATGTAGAGGACTGCTAGCCGGCTGGAGAGGTATCTCTCTCCGTCTAATTCGACGTAGCGATAGCCGTTAGGATTGAGCCATCCAGCCTCACAGCCGACACGCGCTGTGGCGCTGCCTCTGCGCCATGTCCGGTTGGTGAACACCCCCGTCTCGGGGTCATAGGTCAGCAATTCGCGCAGGCGCTCGGCGGTGATCATCGTGTTTCCTCATGCGGTTGACGCAAAACCTAGCAGGCTCGTATTACCAAGGGAATAGCGCCCTTTGTCGGCGAGGAGCACGTCCGATGGCCTTTCTTGATGGCATGCCGACTTTTGCCGACGTCGCAAAGACTTACGGAGATGATGGCAAGACCCAAGCGGCCATCATCGAGATGCTCTCGCAGGAGAACGAAATCCTGCTCGATGCCGTGGCAACAGAGGCCAACTCAACTATTGGCCACAAGGCGATGGTCCGCACTGGTATTCCTGCTGCTACTTGGCGCAGAATTAACCAAGGCGTCGGTAAAGTAAAGGGCACCACGGCTCCAGTAACCTTTACTCCAGGTCAGCTTGCCATTTATAGTGAGATAGATAAAACTCTAGCAGATTTGAACGGCAACACGGCGGCCTACCGCTTCCTCGCAGCAAAGGGTGTCGTCGAAGGCATCAACCAGCAGATGGCGACTGCCATCTTCTATGAGAACCAGGCGGTCAATTCCGAGCGCATCACCGGGTTCGCCCCCTACTACTCGCTGAAATCGTCCTCGAGTGGGGGCAACATCATCGACGCGGCCGGCACCGGCGGCGACAACACGTCAATCTGGCTGATCCACTGGTCGCCGATGACGAACACGATCTTCTATCCCAAGGGCCTGATGGCCGGCCTGCAACATCGCGATTTCGGCGAGCAGACGCTGAAGGATGACGATGGCAACCAGTTCCAGGGCTACCGCGACTATTGGGAATGGAATATCGGCCTCGCCGTGCAGGATTGGCGCTACACCGTTCGCATCTGCAACATCGACGTATCCCTGCTGTCGACGGACACGACCTATTTGAAGACAATCGTCGGCTACATGATCGACGCGGAGGAGAAAATCCAGTCGCTGCAGGGCGGACGCGTGGCCTGGTATGGGAACCGGACGATCCGCACGGCGCTGCGCAAGGCCATCCTGGAGAAGGTCGCCACCAACCTGACCGAAGAGAACATCGCCGGGACGATGGTGACCAGCTTTGACGGCATCCCGTTCCGGCGCACCGACGTTCTTCACAACGCCGAAACGCGCGTGCTCTGAGAGGCAGACATGGCTACCACTGACAAGGGACTAGGCTTCTCCGACGAGCAGGTTGTCACTGTCACGGCGAAGTCGACCAAGACCGTCGATCTCGGGCCAAAAACCTGGGCCGGCAATGCGATGGGCATCACCGACGATCCCATTGCCATCGCGGTCACCATCGAGGAGGCTTTTGCGGGCGGCACGTCGCTGGCGATCAGCTACCGCTCGAGCGACAACTCGGACATGTCGTCGGCGACCACGCACTACACGACGTCGGCCATCGCGCTCGCCTCGCTGACGGTCGGCGCGCTGCCGTTTCCGTCGATGTATATGAGCCCCGATAGCAAGCGCTATGTAGACCTTTACTACACGGTGGTCGGCACCATGACGCTGGGCAAGATTTCAGCGTTCGGCGCTGTCGCCCTGCCGTCGCGCATGACGTAGGAGCCCCCTGATGGCACGAGAGACGGTCGCAGAGCGCGAGGAGCGCGAACGCAAGGAAGCTGGCGAGGTGTCCAAGCGGGACGCGGAGCGCCAGCGCAAGGCTGAGAACGCCCGTGCTTCACGTGAAGCAGCTGCCGGCGTCCAGCATCTCGACACTGACGCGACGGAGGAAGAGGTCGCGGAAGCCAACGAGGCCGCGGCCAAGGCGGCGGAGACCAATCCGCCCGTGGCCGAAGAGCCGGTTACCAGCGTCATCATCCACGATCCCGAGACGGACGTGTATGCAGAATATGAGGGCGGCGAGGAGCTGAAGGCCGCCGGCGTCACGCCGCACGAGGCGCTCGAGACGACGGTGATCAAATCCAACTCGATTGCCACCGGGCCGATCCCGCGCCCCGACAACGAGAAGAAGGGCGAGGACGGACAACCGCTGTATCGGGCGCGCGACGTGATCACCGCCGATGGGGTCACGGTCATGACGTGCGACCGCTCCACCTACCGGGCGCCTGGCCCGACCGGGGCGGAGGAGTGGCTCCCGCCCGGCACGCTCATCCGCAATTTTAAGGGCGTGCTCTCCAAGGTTCACGCCGTCATCGATGAGAGCCCGGAAGCCAAGAAGGCCGCAGAGGCCAAGAAGGTCGGGGCCACGTAAAATATCCTTGAAGCGTCCCGCTGGACGCTTGGATAGTGAGGGGCCGGGCCGGCGACGGTTCCGGCCCTTTGCTTTATTCGGAGGCGACCGTGGAGCGCTCGGAAGTCGATATTTGCAACGCGGCGCTGGGACATTGTCTGCAACGCACCATCCACTCGCTCGATGAGCCGAACGATCAGGCGCGCTATTGCGAGCAGTTCTATCCGGTGGCGCGCGATGCCACGCTGCGCAAATTCGACTGGTCTTGCGCGCGGGCCTACCAGGCCGGCGTCAAGGTGGAATGGGTCAGCAATCTCGCGTGGAGTTCCGCTTACTATTACCCGCCCGACATCCTGGCGGTGCGGGGCATCCTGCCCGCCTTCAACAAGGGGCCGCGGGTGCCCTATCAGATCGGCAAATTGGCGGCGCCCAGTGAGACGCGGGTGATTTTTACCAACATGGCCCCGGTGACCATCGTCGTAACGGAAGCCATCACGGACCCGGCGCACTTCGACCCGCTGCTCGCCGACGTCATTGCGCTCGATCTTGCCACGCGCATCGTCCTGCCATTGACCAAAAAACGCGACCTGTTGCAGGCGATTAGCCAATCAAGGCATCTCGCCTATCACGAGGCGATGACGGTCGCGATGAACGAGGAGGTCTATGACGGCGATGTCGATGCGCCGTGGACGGCAGTGCGCTAATGGTGTCGCTTCCGCAGCGGTCCTTTACGTCGGGTGAGCTGTCGCCGGACCTGCATGCGCGCAACGATCTGGCTAAATACGCGACCGGCGCGGCGCTCTTGGAAAACATCCTGATCCTGCCCTATGGCGGGGTGAGCAATCGCAGCGGCTATCAGTTCTGCGGCGAGGGCTATTCGGATGAGTTCTCGCTGCTGGTGGATTTCATCGCGAGCACTGATGACACCTATTGCCTGGAGTTTTCCAATTTCGTCATGCGGATTTGGCGCAACGGCGCCCTGGTGCTCTATCCGCCCGGCCACGCCGACGAAGGGGAGGTGGTCGAGATCGCGTCACCTTACGAATGGTGGGAGCTGTGGAATGACGACGGCACGGCACAGGTCAAGTGGGAGCAGTCAAATGACGTGATGTCGCTCTATCATCCGCATCGCTACGTGCGGGAGCTGAAGCGGTTCGATCATCACGACTGGACGCTGACTACCCGCTCGTTTGAGCCGTCCATTGCCTTTCCGCTCAATATGAACGTGACGGCGACCTACAAATATGCGGGCTCTCCGGAGACGGCGGGCACTGAGCCGAAAACGCATCGCTACGGCGTCTCGACAATCTCGGAGGACGGCGAGGAAAGCCTGCTTTGCGATATCGATAGCGTCACCAACCTGCTCGGCTATGACCAGAATTGGAATACCATCACCTGGGATGCGGTGGAGGGGGCGGAAAAGTATGCCGTCTACAAGGAGAGCAACAGCGCTTACGGACTGCTCGGCTACACGACCAGCCTGACGTTCCGGGACGACAACATCGCCCCGGATTTCAGCCACGGGCCGCGCAAGGGAAGCAATCAGTTCGGGTCGAGCATCGATGATTTTCCACAAGTAGGGGTCTTCTACGAACAGCGGCAGGGTTATCTGTCGACAGTCGCGGAACCGTCCCTGCTGGTGTTTTCGCGGTCCTCCGATTTTGACAATCTCGACGTGTCGGACCCGCTGCGGGATGATGACGCCATCGAGTTCAGGATCGCGGCGCGCTCGGTGCAGCGTATCCTGTGGGCGGTCGCCATGAACGATCTGCTCGTGTTCACCAAGGCTACGGAGTGGAAAATCTCCGGGGCGGGCGGCGATGTCTTGACCCCTTCGAGCATCGCCGCCAAGCCGCAATCCTATTATGGCTGCGCCAATGTGCGTCCGCTGGTCATTGGCACGGACGTGCTGTGGGTGCAGCGCGGCGGGTCGGTGGTGCGCTCGACGGCTTTTTCGTTCGAGAGCGACCGCTACGTGGCGACCGACCGGACGGTGATGGCGCCGCACCTGTTCGAGGGCAAGCAGATCGTCGACTGGGCGTTCTGCCAGAACCCCTATTACAACGTGCATTGCGTCACTAAGGACTATGCGCTGCGGACGTTCACGTTCATGCCCGAACACGACGTGTGGGGCTGGAGCCGGCAGTCGACAAGCGGGCGCGTCGGCAACATGGCGGCGATCCCGGAAGGCAACGAGGACACGCTCTACATCAGCGTCAAACGTTTCGTGGACGGGCAGTGGAAACATTACATCGAGCGGTCACGCCCGCGGGGGGTGCAGGACGTGGCAGACGGGTTCTTTGTCGATAGCGGGCTGAGCTATGACCGGCCGTATCCCATCGAAAGCGTCGAACCGGGGGTGAACACGCTCTGCCATGCCACGGGGCACGTTCTGACCTTCGGCGTCGAGATCGACATCCAAGGCATGCGCCTGCGGCGAGAGGGGCCGGACGGTGACGAGGAGTGGTTAATTGAAGGGCATCATTTAACCGGTAACGTCACGCCAGACACGTTCGAGATTTTTGATCTAAATTCTGAACTCATCGACACGAGTGGTTGGCAGTCGGCGGAGCCCGGCGTCTACCGTGTCTGTGTCGACACTCTGAGCGGACTCAGCCATCTGGAAGGGCGCTGGGTGGTGGCGGTCGGCGACGGCATGGTAGTGCGCCCCTGCAAGGTGGTGGGCGGCGACGTGCTGCTCGACGGGACGACCGCCAAGATGCCGACCAAGGCCGGGCGTTGGCATGTCGGGTTGCCTTACGTCTCGCGCTTGCAAACGCTGGAGATGGAACCGGGGCAAAACACAGCGATGGCCAACAGCAAATCGGTGGTCGGCGTGACGCTCTACCTGAAGGACACAAGGGGCATTTTCGTCGGGCCGGATTTCGAGCATCTGGACGAGTTGCCGTCGCGCTATCAGGAGGAATATCAGGACGCGCCGCGGCTGATCACGCAGCCGGTCGACGTAGAGTTT